ACATTTTCTCAGGATGACTTTTGTGCATTCTGGGAATCATTGGCATCTTATCGTAAATGCTACGCTCTGAAGCTGACTTCAGAGCTTTGGCGTAGAACAATTTCGCTTCCTCAATACGATTAGATTCATATAAGAAGTCGCCCCAAAGACACAATAATTCAACAAAATTTGGATAATTATTCAATACACTCGGAAACAAATTCTTTAATGTATCATCATACATCTTTTTCTTTAATTTTTCAAAAATGTATCTGTAAACAAGAAATAAATTTTCTTCATTTATACCAACAATAAATAAATATTCTTCTAACCTATTAATAAAATTTCCACCATCTTGCCACAAATTATTCCACAAATCATCATATTTAATAACATTTTTGTAATTTGACCTAATGAATATTTTTGAAACTTTTTCTTCTTTCGTATTCGTTCTTCTAGACTTAATTATCCAATCATCTATAATAAGATTGTAATGACTTCCAAAAGATTCTTCATCGTCCCATAACTCTATGTCTTCATCTGGATAAAGTACAAAAAAACTTTTTTGATCAAAAAACATAGACAATTCAGTATTAATGTTTCTTCTACTATTAAGTAAATTTATTGATTTTAAATTTTTGTCAAAAGTAAAAAAATTAATATTTTCTATTTGTGGGAATTTTAAAATACTTTTTTGCTTTTCTTCAATCGAATCAATAATTATAGCACAATTAATTTTCATTTTTTTAAGCATGCGGACTATATTTTAAATATGAGTAATCACTATCTTGATAACAAATATCTTGAAACAAATATAATAGAGTTTCAAAAAGCAAAGAAGCTAAAGAAAAAATACGAACTTTTAAAAGAAGATATAGAATTTAATAAAAATAATACAGAAGGCAATCCCACTGTCAGTCTAGATGAAAATAAAATTATAGAAAATGAAAAAATGCTCAAACAAAGTCAAGATAATTTAGCAAAAGAATTTTTTACACTGTCAGAAAATATTGTTAGATTTAGAAATTTTCAGAAAATTGATTATGATGACGCAGTACAAGAAGGTGTATTTATCTGCTTCTCTAAAATAGAACGATTCGATCCAACCAGAGGAAGCAAAGCTTTTAACTTCCTGACAACTTGCCTAATACATCACCTAAGACAAATTTATCGTTCAAATAAAAACTTCGACGAACTTAAGAAAAGATATCAAGAATACTATACAGCAAAAATGAATAGAGAAATGCCAAGCAGAAGAATTTAATAAATTCATTTTTTATACCAAAGCACTTACTCAATTAGTGTTGGATATTTTGTTTTTGGAGAATGTCGATGAAGAACAGATTCTTAGAAGGCATAGAAAATACCGAATTGCTCCAAATTCTTGAAAGCAGCTATCTAAAAGAAAAAATTGGTCTGCTACTTTCAAACGAAAACTTAGTTTATACAAAAAAAGGTCGCCTCAATAAATCTGGCGCTTGTAGAATCTTAAACATGAAAACTAAAGAACTCGAAACTTTTTTAGTAGAATGTAGAAAAGTTTTAGAAGTAGATCAATTCCTCGAACCTGATGAGTATGCATCTCTAGATGCAGAAGATTAAGGAAACATGTAAGATTGAACAAGTGAATGCATCTGATCGTCGCACTTTTCCCAATATGCTCTATCATAACGTAGAGTAAGATTGACCTTCATTACATCATTTCCGGTCATGTCTGTTTCCCCAAATTCAACGTCAGTGGGGAAAGCATTCATGTATGTCCATGCTTCTATCGCATTGCCACATCCATCAAGCATGAATATCTGAATTGTTCTTTTAAAGTTAGAACCACCAGCACCAACATTTGTTAAAGAACCTTTGTATTGTACAGAAACTTGATTATTGTTTGAATTTACGGCATAATTTGCTTTAACCCAATCCCATGCAGGATTATCATTAGCAACATCATATAAAGTTACCTTTAAAGGCTTCCAATCAGGTCTGCCAGCAAAATATATCGTTTCTATTAAATGAGGTACTTCAATTTCTTTAAATGAAATATTAGGTCTAGAAGATTTTTCTTCTACCATAACTTTACTAATAGCTCTCTGCCCAGTCACTGTATGAGTGATTCCGGGTATGTACATAATAAAACGGTTTTGCCTCTTGAATAAAACTTGAGAGGCAAAACCGATACCCATATTAGCCATATTTTACTTCTTAGTAAGCACCCTTTGTAGTTCCACAAATTCCTGTGCAATCGCCATCTCCCTCAAGCGCCTTACAGTAGTTCGTGTATGTTGCAAAAGCATATCTAAGTGATAACTCAATATTACATTCATCAGAAGATGAATAATCTAAATCACCAAAATTGATACTCTTAGGCCAACAGTTAATCAACTTCCACTGTTCTACAGCAAATCCGCAACCATCGAGCAAAGTAAGCACACCTGTGCCAGCATATCCCGTGCCACCACTATCGGGATAACTTCCTTGTGTAGCTTTTATTTCCTTTGATGCTCCTTTTTGCTCGAAGTTATAAACTCTATTTATCCATCTGAGCAAATTGTTAACAGTTTGATCTGCTAGAACAGCAACATCGTAATAAGTAAAGCTAATTTCATTAAAAGTAGCTTTACCGGGAATAAATGTTTTCCCATTTAAAAAATTGATTTCTGTTTCATCGATATCAATCTGCGGTCTATTACCAGATTTAACATACTGTCCACCGATGCTAAAACCTTTCTCGCCGCCAACTTGCTCCACTTGGAATGTCCATCGATATTTTCTTTTAAATGCCGCAGTGCCAAGCGGTCCAATGCCCATGTTGTTGTCTGTTGATGTAGCCATATAAATTACCTCCTAAAGTTTATTTTTTCAAATTAATTATTATGCTAACTCTCTAACCAAGTTAAATTCAATAAATATAAATTCAATGGCATAGGTTGGAACAATTCCAATTCTAGCTCTTAGTTCATTTCTAGCAATTACGTCTGGTGTGTTTAGCTCTTCATCACATTTAATTGCAAAATTTGTTAATCCAGAATTGATCTGCACTCTTGAAAGAATAGTTGAACAAATATTTATAAAAATGCTCCTTGTTGAAGCTGTGTTTGGTTCAAACAACAATGATTTTGATGCTGTTTTAATTGATTTCTCGACATAGAACAACATTCTGCGAACATTAACTCTATCAAGAGCAGTTGGTGTTCTCTGTAATGTCTTCTGACCCCAGATTACGAATCCAGCAATGTCAGGATAAGTGATGATTGGATTGATAGCATTACTGTTACCATACATCAAATCTTTTTCTTCAAGACTTGGTCTGGTGAAGACGTTATTGATATTAGGAACAACACCTCTAGTCAAACCTGCTGGAGCAAGCCAAGGACCACTGAAATTATCGCTCTGGCAGTAAGTTGCCATAACTGAACCAGATGGTGGAACCCAAACAGGAATATTATTGAACACATCAGTTTGTTCTACCCAAGGATAATAAAGAGCAGCGAAGTCTGTATTAAGCTGAGTATTGTTGAGTGGATGAACACCGTTCTGCCACTGAATAATTTCGTTAACAGTAAGACCAAAAGGAGGATCAATGATTGCTAAACAGTCTTGACGTAATTCACAGACATCAATTAGAGTCTGAACAACTGATGTTGAGCTACGTCCGGGTGTTGCAAGGAGATCGATTACAACCTGTTCTGGTTCAGAGAATGCATAAAGACCAGTTCCAGCGGTTGCATTTCCCTTGATGAGATCATCCTGAGCATCTGGATCAACTGGAATACCATCAGTACCACCTGATAATTGAATACCAGCAGCACCTGTATTTGCAGGAGGAGCAGACAATGCAGTGTTATCTGTAACTCTGATGAATGAACTTTGTGAGTTGATATATGTTGCAACGTAGAAAGAAGAGGTCTGATTCTTGGTCAAGTTACCCCAAGCTTCAACTTGTGCTCCATTATTAAACACTTTGAATGCAAATGTGCCATCATTAACATTGTTGGAAATTTGAACAACAGTTTCATTTCCTTCAATGCCGGGGCTGTCAGCATAAATGGTAAAGCTATAAGCACCAGATGCCGCAGAAGATCCTCTTACAATACCTGCTTCGTCTGTCATACCATCATTAGTTGTTTGAACAGGAGATAAGCCAGATGCTGTAGCATTTGACAATCCAAAGATAACATCAAGTGTACTGTCGGTTTTAACAACAAGTTTACTTCCTGAACCGTAAGCTAATGTTCTAAGGATTATGTGGTCTGCGCCATCATCATCAGCTTCAAAGCCACCGAGAGGAGAAGCGATTTGATTGTTAATTTCGGTTACAACTTGAGCTGTTGTATAAGTTCCACCAGCAAGAGCTGAAAGGTCAATAACCTGAACAACATCATCGATATTAACATTCCCTGTGCCGCTGATAACAACTTGTAGTGCTGTTGAAAGAATAGTTGCTGATACGCCAGAGAAATTCCAATCACCAACTGAAGTGTAGATATCGTCAGGATATTTATCTTCAGTACCAAGAAGTTCAGCTTGTGTCATGGATGTTC